AAATTAAATATTTTTAGAGTTAATATGACTAACAATGCTTTCATTTGTGCAAGGGTTTTTATTTAGATGAGTTGTATAATAATATTTTTGGTTAAACTCTTTACCACACTTTTCACAAGTGTATTTACTCATTTTTACTTATAATATGCTTTAATCTTATTTTATATACTATTAACTATACTATAGTATAGTTAATATTCATTTTTTTACACCTTTTCTCATTTACACCCTTGAAGATTTAAAACCGCCAATTTTATTAGGCAAAAAATAAGAAAAATGTAAATCTATAAAATCAAAATTGTTGTTTTTATAGATTTTTTTATAGATTTTTTTATTTTTATTTATGTAAAGAATTTGGTTAAACATTGATTTCCATTTTTTTCATTATCAGTTACTCTTAAATATTTATCAAATAAAAGGCTTTTAACTTCTTTATTTCTAATATCATCTATTTTTTTCTCTAGTGTTTCGTGGTCGTCTTTATATTTATTTTTTAATAATAGAACTTCTTTTTTATATTTTGTCATCTTTGTTAACTGTTTCCCTTGAATTGCCCATATCTTTTCTAATACTAATGCAAATAATTGTTGCACTGGTTTCATTATTTGGTTTGTAATATAAAACGAATAGTCTATTTTCAAGTTATTCTCCTTAATAAATGAAGGAGTTTCTATTTTTTCACCTTGCAACGCTTTTTTATTTGTTGAATTTATATAAACAAAAGGTATTCTATCACCTGAACTTGGTTTATTACCAGGGTCTCTTTCAGTAATTCTATCTGCTAAAACTTTATGTGCAATAGATTGAGGGTTTTTATATCCAGAACGCAATGATTTTGTAATAATTAATTTATCTATTGGATACGTTTCATCAACAATATTTTGAAGCGAATTTTTCAAAAATTCAATAGCCATATTTATATTTTGTTCTTTCATCAAAATATCTATTATTCCACCATATATATCTTTAACAATTGGTGCGTTGTCTCTTCTTTTTAATACAATACCCATTTCTTTGCGCTTACATTTTAAAGGGTCTGTTTCATAAAGCATTCCAACATATCTTTTTTTTGATAATAAGCAAAACGGCATAAATGTTTTTTCATATTCTAAGTCGTGTGGTTTTTTCAAAAACGATGATGCTAAATGTCCAGCTTCTTGTGCTAACTCTATTGTTATTTCAAGTGCTTCTTTTCCTCTTATTGGTTTTCCTTCTGGAGTTTGTAAATTAAATGTAAAGAATACAGAATCTGTATTATGAACAATCATATTTCCTACCCCTGCAGCAAAATGATTATTTTCGGTAGTTAAATCAAATACATAACCTTCATAATGTATTTCTTGCATGCTATTTATTACATCTGAGTAGGAATCGGTTGTAAATTTATCACAACTAATTAAAACTTGTATTTGTTTATTAAATTGTAAAGTAAACATTATCCCCATATAATTAAGATAACTTGTATATTTTGCTGCGTCTAACATTGTATCAAAACTTTTAATTTTTTCAATGCAAAATGTATATCCTTCACAGATATTTGGCTTATGAAGTAAGCGCGTTTTACCAACAATAACATTTTTGGTTGTTATTTCGTTACCGACATCATTTAAAAGTGAATGATCATCTGTTACATCAACAAATCCCGTATTGGTTAAAACCCTTATTATTTTTTTATGTGGTACATACTCGTGTCTGATTAATCTATACAATTTTGTCCAACCATTATCACTCCACGTCTCTATGTTTTGCAGTTCGCAAAATTCTTTATCTTGTTTTCCTTGTTCAATACATTTTACCCAGTTATTATTTCCATATTTCAGGGCTAATTGTTCTATTGTAATTATATCCGAAATCCCGCCAATTTTTACATAAACAGGGGTATAACTAGTAACACTGTCTCCATAAATATATTCTGCCTTTGTTAATACTGGTCCGTTATTTTGTGTGTTGCATATAGTATCGCCATAACATGTTTCAATTATTCTTTTCGCGTATGTCAATAATTTTCTTCCTGTTGCAGTTGTGCACGCTGCTATATCTTTCTCGTAGAAAGTGCTTGTTTTTGCGCCACATTGCCCATATAGCGAATTTGCTGTTATTTTATATCCTAACTGTCGCTTATCAAGCACGTTTTTCATAAATTCATCGGTTTGCATTGGTATTAACTTTCGGGTTTCTTTTCTAGCAACTAATAATTCTTCTAAAATAGAAGGCATAATTGCTTTTCCTTCAGGGAACTGTGCAAAACGACACGTTTTTGTACCAGATTTTACTTTTATAGCAGCCGATTTCGGGGTTTTTCTAACATACTTGAATGTATCATATGATATATCAACATACTCATAACCTACCATGTTGTCGTATATATATATTCCATCTTCGTCTTTATCCCCCCATTCGCAAGTTAAATTGCCAGCTAGGTCATATTCTTTTGTCCAAACTTTACTATCGTGGGATAGATTTTCACTTATCATTGAACTCGGATAAAGTGACGCATAATCTACACAAGCGACTGGATTATCTAGATATAAATCGCATTTAGGTTCTAATACTATTGCACCTTCATAACCCTCATCTAATTCCCCCTTTTCAATCACGGGTATAAGAGTTCTCTTATCACGGCACTTTTTCGCTACATAACTCGTCAGTTTAATCCCTTGCCCCCTCATTACTAAAAAGTTAATTGGAACACTGCAAATTTTTGACATTTCAATAAAACCAGTTAAAATATCTACTTTATTGAATAAGTAAGTAACTAAGTTACAATCTTGAATACAATACTTTGCAATAATGGCTCTATCTTCTGCAGAACCATTTGTCATTCTAAAAATATCTTTAGGTGTAACGTCATCTTTGGCTAAACACCATTTCACCTTTTTTTTCATATCTGGATTTACAGAACTATTTATTTTAAATGAAGAATTGCTTTTATTAATTTCAATTACTTTAAATTTTGCTCCATTATCATAGTAGTCAACGGAATGACCAATTTCTTCAATATGAATATAACTGCCTTCTAATAATCCATACATATTTTTGGTGATTATTTCTGATTCGTTATTATTTGTGTTATTAATTTTATTTACATAATCTCCTATAAAATAACCCGCAACATAATCTAATTTATACGATGATAGGTTTTCTTCACGGCGAAAGAAATTATATAAATCTACTTGCAATCTACCCGTCATTTTAATAAATTTGAGGTCGTGTTGACCACTCGCAATTTGAAGGCTTGATTCTTCAATTTTTATTTTATTTGTATTTTTATCATATGTTCCACAGACTTCATCTATATTTCTTGATAATTTTAAGAATTCTTCTACACAATTATTTTCTTCTGCCCTTCTGAACATAAACTCATAATCAAATCCAAAAATGTTATATCCTATTATAATATCCGGATTTTCAATTTGAATTAATTTTTGCCAAGCTAATAAAACATCTTTTTCATTATTATACGTTTCTATAACACTATTGCTTATTGATAAATTAGCGCACGAATTCAAAACTATACAATGATTTTTATATGGTTCTTTATCTCCATATTTTATAAATGTCGACCCAATAAAAGTCACTTTATCACCTTCTAGTTTAGGAAATTTAGAATTTAAAGAAATATTTAGCTCATTAAGCTTTCCATCTTTGTCAAATTTTTTATCACATAAAATATCAACAATTGTTGCATTTTTATTCGAATAACTCTGAATATATTTTGTATGATGATCATCATAGTCGTCTTCTTCTGTATTTGCAACCTTTTCAAACATATCTTCTAATGTAATGATATCATTTATATGAGATTTATTGTAATTATTTATTTTTTTTTCAAACCATTCATCAATTAGTTGATTTAAATTTTCTTTGCTGAGCGGTTCGCTTGACTTTGGATAAACTAATTCTATTTGAGGCATTTTGTCATACCCAAAAGCAGACAACATAATTCTTTTAAGAATGTTTTTACATAATTCTTTTGTTATATCCATATTTAAGTTTGTAAAATACTCAATAATTTCTGATGCTAATTTTTTATATGATTTAATTGGTACAGGAAAATCTCCGTGGCTACTACTTGCTTCAATATCAAAACTCATAATTTTATACGGAACTCTTGTTTCTTTATCATTTAAAGCACTTATATATTTACAATTAACTAATAACTCATAATCGCACGTTGTCCTTTTTATATTTTTAATTTCTATTGTTTTTTTGTGTGGAAGAACTATCCATCCAGATGGACTTATATTATTAATATGAAAGAACCTTAATAAAGGGGGAATATTTGCTTCATATAATATAACGAGGGTATCTTCAAAACGAAACCCGTCTTTATATAAATGATGCCCTTTATCATAGTCGCTATACCATAAATTTTTAACTTTATTAAAACAAGAAATACTTTTGAATTCAAATTTAATAAATTTATGTTCTTTTCCTCCATCAAAACCATATAGTTTTTTTCGTTTTATAAGAATACATTCTATAATAGAATTCTCATAATATTTACCTATTTTTTTTTTAATATAATCACAAAACCTGTTTTTTTTTTCTTTATTCCAAGTATCATTTACAAGAACATAAAAGAACGGATTAAATCCATCGACTATAACTGAGTATGTCTTACTATCTTCATTTATGCCAAACATTTGGATTTTGAACAGATTATCATCCTTATGACATTTTGCGTCTTCGCTTGAAGTTTCTCCGTCATTAGTGTCAGTGTCAGGTTCATTCAATATATTAAAGTCAAATATTTTTAGTATATGTTCCATGTTATATTAGTATGTAATTTATTATTTAATTAACTTTTTAATAATCAATTTTATTTTTATACATTTGCACATTTACACCATTGAAGATTTAAAATGGGACAAAAATAATATAAAGATTTTTTATATTATTTTATAAATGGAAGCAACTATACAACATATAAATATTTATAATGATGGTTTAATTGAAATGGTTGTAATTTGTAATAATTGTAAACATACAAATTACCATACTATAACTCATTCCTCTACAAAAAATGGTGATAAAACTACTATTGACTTTTCTAAATTAGGTAAAAGGTGTTGTGATAATCATGGAAAACTAAAAAATCCAATTTCGGTTTGTTATACCGATTATAAATTATATATGTAAACGGTTCATTTTACATCTTCAAGGGTGTAAAGGAGGGGGTAAGGGGGAACCTACGGTTCCCCCTAAAATTGAAACACTTTTTCCGGAAAGTAAGAAAGGCACAATTTCCCCAACAAGCAAAGCAATTCAACATGTCCCGTCGCGCTTCCGTCAAGGTTTCCCCGGTCTCTTGCAAGGTCTGCAAGGATGCAGGCCTCCCGGAGAGCCGGTATAACAGTCATCGCGTGAAGAACGCACAAGGTAAGGTATGCTGCCCAACGCTGTTGTCAGCGAGGTGCAGACGTTGCGAGAAGACCGGTCATACCGCAGGGTATTGCACGGTCATTCTCGATGCCGGCGCAGAGAAGGATTCGCGCCGTCAGGAGCACGAGGCCAAGGCACAAGAGCAGAAGCAGCACAAGTGCGCCGCAGTGGCCGTCAAGAACGTATTTTCGGAATTGGCGGGTTCCGAATCGGAGAGTGATGCGGAACTGTCACCCAATGTCACGGTTCGCGCCAAGCCACCGGTCAAGGTGATGGATTGCAGTGAGCTGTCACCCAACGTCAC